ACCTTATAGATCGATCCCTTGCCTTTCGGCCGGATGAAATTGCGTCGTATTATCGCTATATCGCGCAGCACCGGGGACGCTTCGACCATCTGCTTCGCCAACCTGAACACGATCCCGGCCTGGTCCCGGTCTGCAGCTGCTGAATAGATTTCGGCCCCTGGTTCGTCGTCGGCAAACAACAGAAACAACGCGACGCCGGCCGCCAGGGAGCTTTTGCCGTTCTTTTTGGGGATCTCGCAATATACTGTTCGATATTTGCGCAGCCCGTCCGCTACTCGTTTCCAGCCGAATAACGGTTTGATGATATCGTTTGCCTGCCACGGTTGCAGCAGGAACGGACGCCCGGCCCATTCGCCTTTGACGTGTACCAGGCCTCTCTCGAAGAACATCACTGCCCGGTCGGCGGCCGCGGTATCGTAATAATAATCAGAAATCGATCCCGAGCGTTTTCCTGATGCTTTCCGTTTCGCTGATTTTTTTGGCATGTTCAACTTTCATACTCACCTTTAGACGCGGCCGGCCGGCCGGTGTCAGCCCGAGCTCTGCTTCCATCTTGATCAAGATATCGGATAAATGCCGCATCTGTGTTATCACCGGGGACGATTGCAGGTTGCCGGCGCTGTTATAGGTGAAATACGCCGCTTCGCCCTTTTTGTTCGCTATCTGCTGCAACTCTTCCCAGCGTGACATCGTGTCCGCGTACCTGGTGAGCAGGTTCTGGTCGGCTTCGGTCATAATCCCGCATTCCTGCAGCACTTTTAGCGTTTGTGTCCATATTTTGCGCCCGCGTTTCGTCAACCCCTTCGGAACCTTGTATTTTTTCGGTTTGAACGGTTTCGGTTCCAGGTGGTTGAGCGGACGCTTGCCCGGGTTGCCCTCGAGCACTTTCAACGCTGTCGGTTTAGCTTTACGGCCTTTCGCCATCGCGTTGCTGCCTCATTTCCTCCGCTGTTTTCTCATAATGACAATCGTCGCACAGACCTTGCCAGTTTTTTCGGTCCCAGAACAGCTTTTTATCGCCCTGGTGACGAATAATATGGTCGATCACTGTCGCGGGAGTGATTTCACCCTTTTTTTTACACAAGACGCATAACGGTTTACGTGCCAGGTACGCGGCCCGGGCCCGCCGCCAGCGCCTGTCGTATCCCCGTTTGCAGGCCGATAACCCCCGCTGTTTTGCCCGGGGACGCCGTTTCGGTTGATGTTCAGGGCAATATAAGCCTTTTTCGATCTTTTCGGCGCATGTTGGATACCCGCAATACCTCATTGTCTCAATTTCGTCAGTACCCGGCTTAGATCCATGGACGACCTACGCAATGCTCCGGTTTCCTTGCATCCCCATTCATTCATCGGAACGTCTTTTATCGCCTGTTTTGCTTCCAGGGCCCGTTTTTTGAACCTTTTAATTTCTGATAAACATTCGTCTATTTTGTCAATCGATGCTGTCATCTCATATCCCCATCCTTGCCGCCCTAAATCCGTCTTTTTCACCTTGCTGCAGGTCCATAAATTCGCCTGTCTCCCATCGGCAGCCCAACAATGCTTTGAATTTCGGTCCGCGTTTCTGTTTGACTACCCTGGCTTCGATTATTGTGCTGTACGGCCCTTTGACAAACGGTTTGTTGAGCAGTATGATTACGCTGCCATCCTGCTCTAATTGCCCTGTTTCGCGTAGATCCTGCATCTTTGCCTGTCCCCCTGGCCGTTCGGCGGCGCGCCGGGCGAGTTGGGATACCTCGAGTATCGGGATATTTAACATTTGCGCCAGATTTTTTATCCCGACGCTTGACCTGGACTTCGCGTTGACTTCGCTTTCTCCGCGACGTTGTTGATGATCGATATGCTGGAAATAATCGATTATGAGCAGGTCGCACATACCCTGTAAATGCAGACGTTTGGCCAGCGCCATGATTTCCTGTACTGTTACGCCCGGGTGATAATCAATCGTCAGTTTCAGGTCGCGATGCATCGATATTGCCTGGTCGATTTCGTCCTGGTACAGATCCGGATGATCGATTACGTTTTTGTAAGGCAGATCACGGCCCAGGCAGATCATTTTCAGCATGATATCGTCTTTACTGTCGTCGGTAGACACGATCAATACTGCTTTATTCGCCCATAATGCCCGCGACGCTATATACAACGATAACGACGTTTTGCCCTGCGAAGGCAACCCGCCCATGATGATTACGTCGCCGCAGCGTAACCCGCCCCCGGCCAGGTGGCTGTCGATGTCTACCAGGTCCGTCGGGATCGCCTTCGCGTGATCTTTGTCGAATATTCGTTGCCGCCACTGGTCGAGTTCTTCACCAAACGACAATACGTCGTTACTTTTGATCTCCATCGTCAGGAAATCGACAGCGCTGCGCATGACTTTTTCAAGTTCGACCTCTTTTCGTGCCGCCTGGTCGATAATCATGGCGTTTTTGATCAATTGGCGCCTGACAGACTTTTCCTTGACGATTTCGACGTATGCTTTGACGTTTGCTGCGCTGGGAACGCCCATCGATAACGTAGTGATGTAATGTACCCCGCCGGCTTGCTCCAGGACGCCCCGGGCCCGCAAATATTCCGGCAGCGTGACCATATCCGGCAATTTCCCGGCCAGTTCCATCTCGAGCAGCGCATCATATATCAGTTTGTGCTTTTTGCTGTAGAAATCGGCCGGTTTCAGGTACTGCGCGACCGTATACATCGCCTTGTAATCGAACAGGATGCAGCCGAGCACGGACTGTTCGGCATCGATGTTTTGTGGTGGTGTGTCCGTTATCATACATAATCCGTTTCTATCTGCTGCTGTTGCGCCTGCAGCCTGGCTGATTCCGCCGCCTGGCGCTTATCGAAATTGCGTTTCCAGGTGCGCACGACGCCGCGCCAGTCTTTCATCGGCTTGCACGTTTTGCCTACCACCCAGCCGATCCCGTCGTTTTTATCAACGAACTCCTGGCCGTCTAGCGGGTACCCGATACTCGCTGCGTATTCCGTGACTTGCTCCGGTGTCGGTTTAACAAATCGCCGTTTCCCATTATCCGATGCTGTTGATATAGCGGGTGTGCCATGCTTCTTATCATTCTTATCATTCTTGTTAGGTGTTAGCTCTTTGTTACCTCTTTGTTGGGGCTTTGTTACCTCTTTGTTACCTTCTTTGTTACCCTCTGCCATGTAAGCCTGGTATAACGCCCAATTGGTCACCGTTATCAACCGTCCGGTCTTTGTTGACTTGTTTGTTAGAAATTCGCATTTTTTGAATCGTTTTAGAGCGGACCGGACATTTTGCGTACTTATCCCTTTACCACTGGCTTTTCGCAATGACTCAATCGACGTGACAAATTGCCCCGGCCTGACCTCGAACTTTTCGCCCTGCCACTCCCATTTATTCGATTTGTGGTTCGCCAGGAGCAGTATTGTTATCAGGATAGTTTTTTGCTCCGGTGTACTGCGGGACCAGATGGGATCGTCCAACAGTTTGCGATATAATTTAACGAATCCAGCGGCCATTATTTAGCCTTTCGTTTTCCCCCATTGGCTATATTTTCAAGCTCCGACACCGGGATCCGCCATTTTTGCCCTGCTTTGAAAGCCCCTGGTAATTCCCCATTGACCAACCATCGATAAATTGTCCGCCGGTCCATACGCAGATAATCGGCGAATTCTTCAGGTGTCATCAATTTTTTGAATAACACGATTTCACCTCCATTCAAAGTATAATTGGTATGTCACTATATGTCAACAGTGAATTTACTATGTCACTTGTCACTATATGTCATAGGACATCATACGCCCTATTTAACCTCATTTTCTTTTAAACTTTTTTCTGCTTGCATCGCCTTAATTGCTTCGGATCTGTCGTGCGTTGCCTTAATAGACGCGATCCAGGTGGCCATAATGTACCCCGCGGCGAAGCCGAAACGCTTCATTTTGTACCTGGCCCGCAACTTGGATATCATCACCTCGAAGGTATCGCCGGCAGCGATGGCGAGCTTGACCTGTTTTTCAATATCATCATAGTTCGCCTGGTTGATCCCCATGGCCTGCAGCAGGTTATCCGGTATGTTCATGGTTTTGACCTCTTTTCTGGAAACTGTTTTTGATGGGATACAAAATCAAAGTGCGGTTTAAACTTGCCCCACGACTTGAAAAACAATGGTACTCCTACATTTGAACATTGGCCCTGAATCGATGATACCCATTCTAGATTCATCGGTCGTGCACCCGGGCCCGTTTCACCGCCAACGATCACCCAATCAAGATAATTACCGAATGTGTATTTGAACCTTCGCTTATCAATCAGTAATTCTCGCTCATCCAAATCGACCGGACCGATCATCGGTTCAATAGACACAAACCGCAATGATGCTGGTGTTTCTAACAGTATCGGTATTCGTTTGTTAGCCTGCTCCTGGTTTTCAGCAGTAACGCCCAGCCATACGTGCGGTTGTGGCCATACGCCACCATAGCATGCTTTACTATTCTTCTGTGTGAAAAACTCCCGCATCCGTTCCGGTCGTTTGGTCAAAAACATGAACGTATGCTGTTTGTTTGTCCAAACATATTCAAATATCCGCGCGACGGAAGACAGCGGGACATCATCATGAAACAGATCACCCATAGAGCATACGAATATACGACGCGGCTTGCGTAGTTTGCCAATATCACCGAGCTTATCAGGATGAACGACCCCAGGTGTAAACGGTTCATCCTTCGGATAACCGAACCGGCCGGCCAGGCGCTTCGCCATCCTCGCAGCGTAACAGTTCCTGCAGCCTTCGCTGATCGGCGTGCAGCCGGTGATCGGGTTCCAGGTGTAATCGCACCATTCAATTTTGCTTTTTCCCACGGTTTTGACCTCTTTTCTATATCCATGCAATAGTAACAGGGAATGCACCAGAATTTTTAGCAGTAGGTACTATATAACGAAATTCATAGAGGTGTGTGTTATCAGGTACACATCGGCAATAAGTGTGTACTATTGCTGGATCGTCGTAATCCTCTTTCAAACCCCCACCATACGCGTTTTCAACAGACGCCCAGAATTTTGCTTTTGAAAGGTGCCCATGAACCATAATATATTCTGGCGGTCCAAATTCAAAGACTACCTCGATATATGTTCCAGATTTGTATTTTCCCACGGTTTTGACCTCTTTTCTATCATTTTCGGTTAAAAACACCAGTTTTTTTAGCAAAAGCGTAATATTTTTTAGATTGGCGATCCCCAGATCCGCGAACGCTCAATTATGCGTAATCGTACAGAAATGGTATCCCCGTCTGTCTACAGAGAAAAGCTATAGACTATGAACC